CATGAAGCCTGACGTATGGGAGCAGATCCTCCGTCCAGCACTGGCTGACCAAAAAGGATCAGCGATGTTCATAGGTACTCCTATGGGCAGGAACCACTTTTACGAACTGTACAAAACAGCGGAGCTAGGAGACGATGAAACTTACAAGGGGTGGCACTTTACCAGTTATGACAACCCTCTCCTCGACCCTGACGAAATTGACACAGCAAAGAAGTCCATGTCGAGTTACGCCTTCCGACAAGAGTTTATGGCCTCATTTGAAGCAAGAGGCTCCGAAATGTTCAAGGAAGGGTGGGTCCAGTTTGGTGAAGAACCAGACGAAGGCGACTACTACATAGCTGTTGACCTCGCAGGCTTTGAGGACGTAAACAAAAAACGAACGAAGAATACTAAACTAGATGAAACCGCAATCGCTGTTGTTAAAGTTAGTCCTGATGGTTGGTACGTTGATAACATTATACATGGGAGGTGGAGTCTTGACGAGACTGCCACCAAGATTTTTCAGACCGTTAGAGACTACAGACCCGTTAGTGTTGGTATTGAAAAAGGAATAGCCAAACAAGCTGTAATGTCTCCTCTAACAGACTTGATGAAGCGGTACGGAACATTTTTCAGGGTAGAAGAACTAACCCACGGTAACCGAAAGAAAACTGACAGGGTTATGTGGGCTTTACAAGGACGATTTGAAAACGGGTACGTTAGCTTAAACAAAGGTGAGTGGAACAACAGATTTCTAGATCAACTGTTTCAGTTTCCAGATGTGCTAACACACGACGACTTAGTTGACGCACTAGCGTACATAGATCAGTTAGCACAAGTAGCGTATGACTACGACTACGAAATTGACGATCACGAAGTACTAGATGTAATAGCAGGATACTAAATGAAAGTTTTTAGACCTTTCAATACCTACGGAATATACGCAATCAGCGCCCTTGTGTTTTTTACACTAGGGTACTGTGTTGCTGTAATTTAAGGAACTCAACATGGCAGATGAAATCTATAACCCAGACCCCTTGATGATTCAAGAGTCCTTGGAAGAGTGGGTAATGTCAAAATGTGAGGATTGGCGTGATTACTACGAATCAAACTACGAAGAACGTTTTGAAGAGTACTATCGTTTGTGGCGCGGTCAATGGGATCCAAACGATTCTCAACGAGGCTCAGAACGCTCTCGTATTATTTCGCCTGCCTTGCAACAAGCCGTAGAGTCTAACGTCGCAGAATTAGAGGAAGCTACGTTTGGTCGTGGTAAGTTCTTTGATATTGTAGACGACGTAAACGACCCACAAAAACAGGACGTTCTCTACCTCAGAAAAAAACTAACTGAAGACTTTGAAGCCTGTAAAGTTCGTAAAGCAGTAGCAGAGTGCCTAATTAACGCGGCAGTGTTTGGTACGGGCGTTGGTGAAGTCGTTTTAGAAGAAGTAAAAGAAATGGCTCCTGCTACTCAGCCGATTATGGACGGCGATCTTCAGGCAGTTGGCGTCAACATTACCGACCGTGTGGTTGTAAAACTAAAGCCAGTATTGCCTCAAAACTTTCTAATAGACCCAGTAGCTACTTCAGTTGATGATGCTTACGGAGTAGCTATTGACGAGTTTGTATCTAAGCACAGCGTAGAGCTTCTTCAAGAAGAGGGTGTGTACAACCAAGCCTTTATTGATTCAGCAGCCGCAGACACAGATTTGGAGCCTGACCAAGACTTAACGATTTACAACGACGACAAGGTACGATTAACTAAGTACTACGGACTAGTGCCTCGTGAGCTTCTTGAAGCAGAAGGTGCTGTTATTGACGACGAAAATAAGTCTATGTACGTCGAAGCAATTGTGGTTATTGCCAACGGCGGTACGCTTCTTAAGGCCGAAGCTAATCCCTACATGATGAACGACCGACCTGTAGTTGCGTTCCCGTGGGACGTAGTACCCGGACGCTTCTGGGGTCGTGGCGTTTGTGAAAAGGGCTATAACAGCCAGAAGGCGCTTGATACAGAGCTTCGCGCGCGTATTGATGCCCTGAGCCTCACAATCCACCCAATGCTCGCTGTGGACGCTACACGGCTTCCTAGAGGTGCTAAACCGGAAGTTCGTCCTGGCAAGATGATTCTAACCAACGGAGATCCTCGTGAAGTACTCCAGCCGTTTAACTTTGGGCAAGTTAATCAAATTACTTTCGCACAAGCAGCGTCGCTTCAGCAGATGGTTCAACAAGCAACTGGAGCAGTCGATTCAGCAGGAATCGCAGGCCAAGTCAATGGCGAGGCTACTGCTGCTGGTATTAGTATGTCTCTGGGTGCTATTATTAAACGCCATAAGCGCACTCTTATCAATTTTCAGCAATCATTTTTACTACCTTTTGTAGCCAAAGCTGCACACCGATACATGCAGTTTGACCCTGAGAACTACCCCGTAGCGGACTACAAGTTTATTCCTACTAGCACTCTAGGCATCATTGCTCGTGAGTACGAGGTTACTCAGTTAGTTCAGCTTTTACAGACAATGAAGCAGGACAGCCCGATGTATCCGGTGTTGATTCAGAGCATTATTGACAACATGAACTTGTCTAACCGAGAAGAACTGATAGCGACTATGCAACAAGCAAGTCAGCCTAATCCGCAAGCGCAACAAATGGCTATGCAAGCTCAACAGTCTCAGATTGCTTTCCAGCAGAGCCAAACGGCTGCGCTCAACGCACAGGCTGCTGAGTCTCAGGCAAAGGCTAGTAAAATCGCTGTTGAAACACAGCTTGCTCCTCAAGAGCTTGAGATTGACCGCATAGAGGCGATTACTCGTAATTTAAAAGAGGGTGACGCAGAAGACAAAGAATTTGAACGGCGTCTAAAAGTTGCTGACAGGCTGTTAAAAGAAACGGAGCTAAAAGGTAAGTTAGATGTTAATGACACAAACGGAAATAAACAACCTTCTCAAACAAGTCAACGAAGCATTCAAGGACCAACAGAACAAGATAGAGACCTTACAATGCCGTCTGGAGCGGTTGGAGGACAAAATTAATGCCCAAGAAAAAGGATCCAAAACTGGAGCGGGCAGGAGTAAGCGGGTACAACAAACCGAAACGGACTCCTAATCACCCAACCAAAAAGTACGTGGTGGTAGCCAAGGAAGGCGACAAGACTAAAACAATCAGGTTTGGTGACGCTAAGATGAAAATCAAAAAAGATCAACCAGCACGGCGTAAGTCATTTAGAGCTAGGCACAAGTGTGATACAAGTCCGCCTAGTAAACTCACCGCAAGATACTGGTCTTGCAAAAACTGGTAAACGCTATGAAAGTCTCAGCACCAAAAGGTTACCACTGGATGAAAAGCGGTAACAGCTACAAGTTAATGAAGGATCCTGCAGGCGGCTATAAGCCCCACAAGGGTGCGTCTAAGTCTGCAAACTTTGAAGTTCAAAAAGCCCACAAAAAGTAAGGGGAACAACAATGCCGTATCACAAGCCGCCAAAAAAGAAAAAAGTTAAAAAGCCTAAGGGTTACTAAAAATGCCTAAGAAAAAGAAGGCAAACGATGCGTGTGCAAGGAAGGTCAAGGCCCGTTATAAGGTCTGGCCTTCTGCATATGCTTCTGGTGCTGTAGCTAAATGCCGAAAGGTTGGCGCTAAAAACTGGGGCAAGAAAAGTGGCCGTAAGAAAAAGTAAAAAAGGTGCTGCCTTAAAAAAGTGGTTTAAGGAGGAGTGGGTTGACGTTAAAACCGGAAAACCTTGTGGACGCAAGTCTGCAAAGAAAGGCAAATCTAAACGTCCGTACCCCTCTTGTAGACCAAAGGCTGTGGCTGCAAAGATGACAAAAGCTGAAAAAGCGTCGTCAGCTAGGCGTAAAACGGGGCCAGGAAAAATAAAACACGACGTAACAGCGTCAGGAAGAAGGCGTAAAAGTACCAAAAAAAGAACTTGACTTTATACTAAATATATGGTATAATATTAATTAAGTATACAAGAGATAACCTTATGGCCTCGTTAGATCAAGAAACACAGCAGTACTACGATAATTACTTCACCCTGTTTTCTACTGATGGTTGGAAACAGCTAATTGAAGAACTTAAACAGAATGCTTTAGTGATTAACAGTGTTGAAGCTGCTAAAGATGCAAATGATTTGTACATGCGTAAAGGACAAATCAACGTTTTAGCGTACATTTTAAATTTAGAGTCTACAACAAACACTAATTACGACGAGCTTAGCACAAATAATGATTAAAGTATTTGATTTTCGTTGCACTAACGGACACATATTTGAAGAATTTGTAGACGATAACATTACAACCACTAGGTGCGGTTGTGGTGCTAACGCTACAAAAATCGTTTCAGCAACACCGTGCATTCTCGACGGTTCTACTGGTGACTTTCCCGGAAGACACATGAAGTGGGTACGAGAACACGAAGAAGCTGGGCGACGAGGAAGGGAAGCTCGTGAGAGTTAATCCCAATAATAATCTCCATAACCTAGAAAGGCGGGGTAATTTTAGTGATGTCAAGAGCGACAATTATTGATGAGCGTCCAGAAGAGGAGCTAGAAACAACAGACCAACTCGACACACAGGATACAGTAGAGATTCCTCAAGAAGAGGAACAACCTATACAAGAACCTGAAGTTCCAGAAAAGTACCAAGGTAAATCTGTCGAAGAACTGGTACAGATGCACCAAGAGCTTGAGAAGTTTTCAGGCAAACAGAGTACGGAAGTAGGTGAGTTACGTAAAGTTGTTGATAACTACATTCAGACAGAACTCAACACACAACCAGCACCTCAACAACAGCAACAAGAAGACGAAGATGTAGATTTCTTTGTAGATCCGCAAAACGCTGTAAACAGGGCAATAGACAACCACCCAAAGATCAAAGAAGCAGAGGCTTACACTCAACAGTACAAACAACAGGCTACTCTTGCACAGTTGAAGTCTAAACATCCAGAAATGGATAACATACTGCAAGACCCTAAGTTTGCTGATTGGATCAAGGGATCAAAGGTTAGGACTAAACTGTTTGTAGAAGCAGACCAAGGTTACGATTATGATTCTGCTGACGAACTTTTTACGCTTTGGAAAGAACGTAATCAAGTGGTTCAGCAGACGGCTCAAGCTGAGAAAGCAGCCCGTAAGAGTGCCGTAAAGTCCGCAACTACAGGCA